TGTACCTGATAATCCTGAAGATTTACCTAAATATATATTTGAAGAACTTACTAAACTACAGGGAGCGTTAGAAGAAAATCCTATAAAATTTATAGAGGTTAAAAATGTTGCTCCTGAAAGAATAAAGCAAGGAGATATAGTATATGCAGATGGCACAAACTTTAATCCAGGCAGTGGCGAAGGAATATATTTTAGAAATGCAGCAGGAAGTTGGGTGAAACTAGGATGAGTCTTTATATATCAGGAATTCCATCAAAAGATATTGACAAAATATGGTTTGCTTGTGAGCCCTTTATAGAAAAAGCAGCAAACAAAGGTCAAGAAGAAATGGAACTAGAACATATTTACAAGTTTTGTAAAGAAGCAAAAATGCAACTTTGGGTTATTTTTGATGAAGATAAGATTATTCAAGGAGCAGGAACAACCGAAATTATTAACTATCCAGCAAAAACTGTTTGTAGATTAGTTACTCTCGGTGGAAACAATTTTGATGACTGGATGAGTCATATTAAGGTTATAGAAGAATGGGCGTTAGAAAAAAATTGTAAAGCTATTGAAACATTCTGTCGTAGAGGATTTACAAAAAAAATGGAGAAGTACGGATATGAACAAACATATACAGTTCTTGGAAAAGAATTATCAAGCATACATTAAAGGAGAAACATTATGAGTATGGGCGGAGGCGGTGGCGGAGGTACACAAACAACTAGAAGTGAACCATCCGAAATCCAAAAACCTTATTTACAAGATGTGTATAGTCAAGCACAATCACAATTTCAAGGAGGACCTATGCAGGTCTATCCTGGAGATTTTTATGCAGCTCCATCTGATGCACAACTTACAGGAGAAGAACTACTAAAAGCATCTTCACAAGGACAAGCAGCAGCAGTTGCTAATTCCTTGTTTCCTGCTTTTCAAAGCACTTTAATGTCTCCATCGCAAGCGTTTGCTGACCCAATGTTGCAACAGTCATTGGCGGCTGGATTACAACCTGTTTACAAACAAACACAAGGTTTATTGCAACAAGCTAGAAGAGACTCAACAGGAGCAGGTCAGCTTAATAGCGATAGACAAGCGTTATTAGAGCAAGGAGTAATAGGAGATTATTTACAAAAAGCATCTGATACCGCAGCTAAGTTATACGGAGATGTTTATGGAGATATATCTAAAACAAGAGCGGCTTCACTAGCTTATACGCCTCAAATTTTAAGTGCGTTTACTACACCAGCACAAACAATGATGACAGCAGGTGCACTAGAACAAGCTAGAGCACAACAAGCAATAGATGAAGCAAGGTCAAGGTTTGAGTTCCAACAACAAGCACCAGCAGCAGCTTTGAATCAATACGCAAATATTGTAGCAGGCTCTATATTGCCAGGCAGCACCACAGTTTCAGGTGGTCGTGGCGGTCCTTCTACTTTGCAATCAGGATTGGGAGGAGCTATGTCAGGTTATGCACTTGGTGGAAGCGGACT